TTCGTAACCACCTCGGCGGCAGCCAGACGATCGGAGTGAGGTTTAGAACCTACATCAGCTAAGTAGCTTTCCAGCAGCTGGGTTCATTTCCTTTCCTCAGCCATACGCTTACGCTCTTCTTTCCGTTTTGCGTAATAGGTTTTTATCGTGACGTACGCCGATACCAGCGCGCCGAGAACAAACACGTAATCCTGCAGGCTAAGCAAAGAGAACAGGCCCAAGGCCGCCGACCACCAGTACGGCAGATCGTGTCCATTTGTTGGGTTCATACGTTGCATTCCACACCTCCGGGTCCGGGGTGCTGTGTGGTAGTTGAGAAAAGGCCGTCAGACACGATAGCTACGGGGCATCTGGAATTGATTGTCTGCGGCCTGAATAAAAAACCCGGCGACAGGCCGGGAAGATGAGGGTAAGGCAATGTCGGCTCTCTGGCCGAAGGATCCCAGGTAGTGGGTTCTGGTGTGTGGCGATCGGACTCGAACCGATACTCAGGTTCAGCATTAGCATCATGCCTGCCCTGCTGGCTATGCCAGTTGATGCATTACTTTACCCATTTAACCCGCAAGCGGGAATTGAGTTACACCACAACGGAGAGAGCACTCATTACTCGCATCATGTGGCACAACCCCACGGCAGGGAGTCGAACCCTGCAAATGCTCTTTCCTGTTGTGCAGAAACAAAAAAGGCCGCCTAAGCGACCTGTTTAATCTGATACTTTTTCACAATCCAAGCCAGCGAAGAAAACCCTTAACGCCTTGCGCTTGCCTTTTGTAATGTGACACGCACTCATCAATTACGTCGTGAGATGAAACTGAGCGAAGGAGTTTAGCCCCCACTTCTTTGTGTGCTTTATCGATGACATTAAAAATCCGAACACTAAAAGCATCATCCATCTTATGAATTTCGTAACGATAGGTGATGTTGTTAGTGCCGCCAACATAAAGCTGGAAATTCTTCATGATGAGGTCTCTCTGTTTTAAGTGGAGGCCACATTTTAAATAAGTAAATAATGATTTTTAACTTTTAACGCCCACTTGGTTTACAGAAAGCACAAAAAACAAAGCCCCGCACGATGGCGAGGCTGTTAATTCTTTGTCGTCCTACAAAGCTATGGCGAAGATATCAGATTTACATGAAAAGTATGCTATTTAATTGACTTTTGCAATACCCTGCTGCGAAAAAGTCGCTTTTTGTTGTGATCGTGTTCTCACAGTACAGAGGAGTGAATCGCCATCAAGCCGCTTAAAGATGGCGCACATGGCAAGCCAGTAATCGGCGTAGTTATGACACCAGTTATCCGGCTTAACGCCACACAGGGCGGCCAGGTCCTGATGCTGATACACATCCTTACCCGCCAGCTCCGCTTTGACGTCCTGCGCCGCCAGCCAGATAAGCTTCTTCAGGCGCTCAATCGTCTTGCCGGCCACCTTCTTCGCGCCGAGCTGTTCCCGGAACTCTGCCCACGCCCACTGGGTGATCGCCACCTGGTATTCGAAGCGGATATTCTCGCTGTAGTTCCACAGCAGCCACGCTTTCTGGTGTTCTTCCAGCGACAGGACGGCGCGGCGCCATGACGCGGTACCAAACTCCACAGGGCTGACCAGCGCGATAGACGAGCCCTTAGCGCGTGACTGGCTGCCGCTCATCGGCGGACCATCCGGGTTGACCATGCGCTGCTTATCCTTGTCGAATACCTTTTTCCGGCCCCGGCTGCGCGCCGTCGCGGTGAATTGCGCATTCTCGGCAAAAGCTACCAGCTGCCCTTTCGTCGCCCCGCTCAGATCTGCGGTCGCCACAATGAGCTGCTGACGTACGTATTCCAGTTGCTGACTGTTCATGCGGCTTCCTTATGTGGCTGGTTGGTTTTGTTCTGGCTGTGGTTTGCTACTGGCGGCAGGTTGGCGCGCTTAACGCTTTCGGCCTGGTACCGCATAATCTGGTCACGCGTCATTCTTCAACCCTCTCGTTCTGCCAGAGAGGAAGTGGCGACTTATCCCCGGCGCGGCGAATACGGGCTTTGGCGTTCTTCTCAATCTGAATGAGCTTCTCGATATTCTGACGGCGCTGCTTTTCTTCCCGGCGGAGATATTTCACGTTCTCCATGTAGCGAGACTCCTGGTCGCAGAGCGTCATAAGGAAGTCAAAAGGTTCGATCAGCGTGTCGCACTTCCGGCAGCGTAAGGTCCGGTCTTTTTCATTCACCCAAACAGTGGAGTGCAGGCACATAACCTTCTGCCCTTCGCGCTGAATAACCAGCCCGTCCTGTAGGTCGTTATTCTTCGTCGGGAACGCGACAACCGTGCCCAGTTCAATTTCGGTTTCTGTGCTCATGCTGCCACCTGCTGTTTGAATGCGCGAAGATCTGCCCGTGCCTTAGCGCGGATGCCATCCAGCTCTTCACGGGTGTATCGGTGGGTTTCGTTGTTGGATTCCAGCGCCAGCACGCGCTCCTCGCCAATCAGCTCAATCAGGGCGGCGCGGTATGCCTCGATGTTTCCGGATTTGTGAACGTTGCAGGCGGAGCACTGCAGCCAGATATTGTCCTGGTTAAAGCGAAGTTGCGGTGCGGCGGCCGTAGTGCGGTAATGCCCGGCATGCCAGGCAAAGGCGGTCTTGGTTCCGCAAGAGATGCAACCGTGACCGGCTGCCAGCAGCATTTCGCGACGCCAGTCGTTGAAGGCGCGCTGAGTCATCTGTACCCAGTGACGTATCGGCTTAAGTTCATTACGGCGCGCAGCACGCCGTTGGCGACCAGCTTTCTCTTCGGTGCGCTGACGCTGCGCTTCCTTCTGCTGAGCGGCTTCACGGGATTTTGCGGTCTGTTCTTTGCCGATAGCGCTGGCGCACTCGAATGAGCAAACTACCTGCCCGTCGCGTACCGGGTGGAACCACTGGCGACAGGCTTTATGGGCGCACTTGCGGCGCGGTAACTTAGCCATGCGCTCTCCTCGCCGCGAGACGCAGCCATTTCTGATCCACCAGGCAGGCGGTGTAGTCCTTCATGGTCGGGATTTCGGACGGCTTAACCGCGGGCTTGCGCTGGCGGCGCGCCGGAACGCGGAAGATTTCGTTACTGATAACGCGGGAAAGTGGAGTAGACATCAGGCCTCCTGCTTATCGCGCAGCTGCTGGTACTCGCAGCCGTTCGGGATAGTCAGGGCAAGGCCGAACTGAGCGCACCACATTTCAACCTTTACCAGGAAAATATGCATTTCCCCGGTATCGAGATTGGCGGTATGTCGCGGTTCCCATGTAGTGTTTTTTTCGCCGGTGATGAAGTCGGTGTAGGTCACCTCTTCGCAGCCGAGATATGTCTTTTTGAGGTTGCGCTTAACCCACTCAGGAGTCGCGTCGGTGCGTCCGGAGTTAATCAGGTAATCGCTGATTTCCGTGTACCACATGTGGCTGAGCGCGTTCTGCGACAGGCTGCGCTTCTCGCGCCACGGCTTAACCTGCAGGCGGAAGTACTGCCCGGCATCCAGCAATGGCTGAATCTGCTGGCCGATGGCCGCGAAGTTGCCTCGATGGAGTTTGATTCCGTCAACTGGCAGAGTCATACGGCCTCCTTATTGGAAACCGCAGAATGTAGAAAATCGCAGGTGCATTTCTGCATCTGTGACAAGGTGAAGAGTTCAGATTGTGGTCGCATTTAAGTCCCCTTAAATGCGCAGAAGTCACCGGAGTTGTTCAGGCTCCGATGACATGATTATGGCTGGATGATTCTTGAAAATCAAACGGCGGTATCCATGCTTTGAAGAATGGCGTGTAATGAATTTGCGGTGGAATTCTGCAGTTTTGTATCGGTTGCGGGGATGTGTTCAAAACTATCGATATAAAATCTTACACCGTCCTGTCTCACCCAATAGACTAGCCAGTCTCCAGAAATTACATCATTACCCTTAAACGGTTTCCAAGATAGCTCAGCAGCAATACGAGAAATTTGCTCTTTTGCATTTTCTTCTCCCATCTGTTCAATAAGATCCTGGAATCTTATGATAAGTTCTTCAAACGAAGCATCTTTAGCACTAACTCCATTTTGCTCCAAAAACATCTGAATAGCATTGCGATTGCCCCGGCCTTGTAAAGCCGGCTCGGATGGATTTTTCTCAGGCGCTTCTCCTTTTTGCCTGTACGCATTGAAAGCTCGAGTGAAATTATCCTCTGAAACATGTATATGATGAAATCCGGCCAACGCACCCTTTAATTCACGCTCTTGATGACGCATTGCTAAAGTTGATGGGGCAACCTTCATTCCCTCAAGAAGCCGAATGGACTCCAACACATTTCGGGCGAAAAATCCCCTTCCATTTAATGCGTCTTCGATTATTTTCTGAGATAGATGACTCGAGACTCTATCCTTAAAATGTTCATCAATAATCACTTCCCTTCCTCCTGTTTCAGGTAAAACGGATCGCTAACTTTCGGTAAAGTTATCGACTTCTCGCGATAAAACTTCAGGCGCTCAAGGAAGTAATCACGCAAATGCTCTGGCTGCTCGCGCATCACCACCTCAGCGATAACCGGCATATTCAGGCGCTCTTTGTACGCCACTCCGGAGGCAGCCAGGTCAACGTTAACCTTATCGCGATCTTCCTGCGGCTTTGCTGCAATGTTCCAGTCAGACATTAGTCAGCAGTTCTCCCGCGCCAGCGTTTGTTACTTTCTGAGATTCGATCCGTATCGACGGATTCGACCTCCCCTTCGGAAAATCTAATGGCATTGGCTTTATTTAGTGCTGCCCTGGCCTCGTCTTCGGCCTTACTGAAATGCACCTTCTTCCGCCCCCTGAAACTGCCTGCGCGGATTTTTGATGAGTTCTGCGCCTTGTACTTGCTGATCCGTAACTGCGCCGCCAAATGGGCTTTTGCCTCTGTACGGTTCGCAGGTTTCTTCTTGACCAACTCAAGGTCTAATTTGTATTGCTGCTCAGCATTTAGCTTCTTGGGCTTCATAGCGTCACTCTCAAACAAAGTCCGTTTATCATAGAATAAAAGGCCCCTAGGGGCCTTGATTTATATCTATGGTAACTCTCGTCAACTTGTTCGTCACTTCACCTGCTGCGGAGCTGCTGCGAGCATCGTACGATAAGCAGATGCATGGTAAATGCCATGTGACACCCAGGCGGCATTAAGCATATCTGGCGTTGGCTCCTTCTGAACCATCACCCAACCATCCGGAATCACCGGAGAGTTGCTATCTTGCGTGGCACCCTGAAGCATGGCGGCGCGAACGGTATGAGCAAAGTATTCTTATAGTCGCGGCGATGATGTGCCATGACCACCCAATTTATCTGGACAAATCACTGGAGCTATAGGATACATAATTGCATTTTAGCTAAAGGCGTTAACTGATTATGTGGCTTACTGTTTTTACTACAATTATCACTGGTGTGACCGTCTACGTCATAGGTCAAATAATAACCAAATGCGCATTGGAAACGTATATCTCGTTCAAGGAGCATCTGGGAAGAATTTCGTCACTCTTACTTCGCGAGCAAAGTAAAATAATGAATTTTAAGCCAAATAGCGAATTAATACATGAGCTAAAGGCGTCATCAGGTCTTTTAATTGCAAAATCGAAAGCAATCCCATTCTATAATTTTTTCTCAAAAATAGGCCTTACTCCAGTTTACAGCGATGTGATTGAAGCGTCACACCAACTAAATTTAATAGCTTCCATCTTAGAAGGCGGCAACAATTCATATTCCAGTAATCCATCTCCTTCAGGCCAATCCATCTACTCTTCTTTGAAAATCATTGGAGAAAAGCTTGATATAATTGTTTCGTACTAATTTATTGCACCCGTACTGTTTTCTGTGCCCGTCAGCACGGGCTTCTCATGATCATAAAGTGCAGCGATTCCGCACGCGTTACAAGATATCCAATTGAGGTTATCGTCGTCATAATCAAATTCAGCCTTTCCATCGCAGTATGGGCAAGGCATCAGGTCGTTTTCACATCCACTGCTGGCGATAAAAGAGCGTTACTCAGCAGTACATAACCCGGTATCCAGTTACCAAGTTCAGCGACATGTGTAACGGTGACTTTGGTGAATTCACCGGTAAAGGCTTCTTCGTTCGGGTCCCACTCGCACAGATCGAGATTGTCGCCTGCCTGGTAATCTCGGTCATTCCATCTGAGCTCTGCACGCTTCTGTCCTGCGCGAACGGCTGAATAGTACTCAGGCCAAATCTTCAGATGGTGTTACTGTTTTCTTGTAAATAATACTCATACCCCTACCCTCCCCCAAACCATCAATACTCGCTTCATGGCCGGACTGTTCCGGCACTCCAGAAATATTCCGTTGGTGCAGCTGCGCGCGGTACCAGCCTGCTCTTCCGGCGTCGCCTGGCGATAAGTCACTGTTCGCCAGACCTTACTCACCCGGACAATCTTGCGGGCCCGCTCCAGGTCGATAGCGTTCTTCGTGATGCAGTTGATGGTCATGCCGCACTCTGTGGCCACATCCTTCGCGGTGAAGGTCCGGTGCGTTTCGAGATAACGCAGAATTGCCTGTTTGCCTTTCATCGTCTTAGCACTCATAGTCAGCCTCCTGTTGCATCTGGCCGCTGTAGGTGAAATCTACCGGGTCCAGGCCTGAGTAGCGGCTGCTGAAGTGGTAGGTCTTTTCTGCCCCCGGCGCATGGCGGGACTTCACACAGATGATTTCGGTGATGCCTTTCAGTTCGGTGTTCGGGTTGTATTTCTCATCCCGGTAGATCATGAAAATCACATCGGCTTCCTGCTCGATAACACCGGACTCGCGGAGGTCAGCTGCGACCGGGCGCTTATTAGCACGTTCTTCGACCTTACGGTTAAGCTGAGCCAGTGCGATGACCGGGCAACGCAATTCTTTCGCCAGGTTCTTCAGGCCGGTGGCGATCTCCCCTACGCTGCGGTTCATGTTCTCAGGGTCAGACATGCGCATCTTCTGGAGGTAATCGACAATGACCACACCAAGTCCACCCAGTTTCTTGCTCATTCGCCTGGCTTCCGCTCGCACCTGATGAACGCTGAGGGATGGCTTGTCGTTGATATAGATCGGGGCTTCGATGAAATCCTTCATGCAGTGGCCGACCTTTCCCCAGGCACCATCCATTACGTCGCTCTGCTTGCTGAGTAAATCCTCTTTACTCACCCGTGCCCGGTGGAACGCGACACGTTCGGAGATCTGATCAACTG